ATACTAATCCAAACGAATAAATCGGTATTTTTTGAAAACCCCCCACCCCTTTTTAAAAACTCTTGATAAAATTTTTTTTGTATCCTATTATTGCGTTACCGGTTAACAACCTGCGATGTATTATGACAATGAGCCTCACTCCAGAGATGGGTGTACCTTTAGAAGATGAAGTAAAACAGTTACATCTGCCTGACCGTGCAGTTGCGATGGCTAAAACTGTCAAAAAACTAGAGGATCATGGGTTAGACACCACTCCCAACGAGGAGGATAAGGAAGTCGCCGCTATTCTAGCTACCTCATTCGCACAAGAACCCGACAAAACGTCCCGAAAAGTAACACACAAGCGTGCAGCAAAGCTGACACCCCCTTCTATTAAGATGACAGGGGCTATAATTGATGAATTTAACCACTCTGTGGTAGAATCTTCCAAGCAAATACGTAATTTAGTGACCAACAAGCTCGTCATGGAGACTGAAAACCCTGATCCTCGTGTACGTATGCGTGCATTAGAGCTTCTGGGTAAAATTTCAGACGTAGGGTTGTTCACAGAGAAGTCCGAAGTGACGATTACACACCAAACTACGGACGACATCAAAGAGAAACTGCGTAGCAAGCTTGCAAAACTGGTAAACCCAGAGCCTGAGATAGAAGATGCAGTGGTTTTGACCCCCAATGCCTTAGATATCAACGAACAATTTGGGTTTGACGATGACGACTGACGCTCTCGCCTTTGATGAAGCTGAAATTGAGGTCATGTTGGCCAACTTAGACTCGTTTAGTGAGGAAGAAGTCGCTGAGATTGACAGTATGGTTAATGAGCTTACCACTCGCAACACAAACAAGCGTGCATACGACGATTTAATAGAGTTCTGCAAAGTTATGATGCCGGATTTTATAGTAGGTAAGCATCACCGCATACTTGCAGACATGTTAATGGCCATAGAACGTGGGGAGAAAGACCGTATATGCGTCAACATCCCACCACGACACGGTAAATCACAGCTTGTGTCTATCTTCTTTCCAGCGTGGTACTTAGGGCGCAACCCGGGCAAGAAGGTTATGATGGTCTCTCACACGACAGACCTAGCGGTGGATTTTGGACGTAAAGTACGTAACTTAATTGCTTTAGACGCGTACCGGTCTATATTTCCTACAGTAAAACTAGCACAAGATAGTAAATCAGCAGGAAGGTGGAATACAAATGTCGGCGGAGAATATTATGCGTGTGGTATTGGCTCTGCTCTGGCTGGCCGTGGCGCTGACTTATTGTTGGTGGACGATCCACATTCTGAGCAAGATGTAATTAACGGAAACTTTTCTGTGTTTGAGAAAGCATACGAATGGTTCACCTTTGGTGCGCGTACGCGTCTGATGCCCGGAGGTAGTGTGGCTATTATACAAACACGGTGGCATTTAGACGACCTTACAGGACGTGTAACCCGTGATATGGGTAAAAACGAGCGTGCTGACCAGTACGAGGTCGTTGAGTTTCCAGCGATTATAGAAGTCACCAACAAAAAAACTAAGGATATGGTACAGAAACCTCTGTGGCCTGAGTTTTTTGACCTAGAAGCCCTCCTCAGAACCAAAGCATCTATGCCAGTGTTCCAATGGAACTCTCAGTACCAACAACAACCGACTACCGAAGAGGCCGCTATGGTCAAGCGGGAATGGTGGAATAAGTGGACTAAAGAAAACCCACCGTCGTGCGAGTATATCATCATGTCACTTGACGCTGCAGCCGAGAAGCACAACCGTGCAGACTATACAGCGCTTACCACTTGGGGCGTTTTCTTGAACGAAGAGACGAGCGCATATAATATTATATTGTTAAATAGCATAAAACAACGTATAGAGTTCCCAGAACTTAAACAACTTGCGATGGAAGAGTACCGAGACTGGGAACCTGATTCGTTCATTGTGGAGAAGAAAAGTTCTGGTGTAGCCTTGTATCAAGAGATGCGGCGTATGGGCTTGCCAGTATCGGAGTATACACCACATAGAGGGTCAGGAGATAAGTTAGCCAGACTTAACTCTGTTGCAGATATAGTAGCATCCGGGATTTGTTGGGTGCCAGAGACACGGTGGGCTGAAGAAGTGGTTGAAGAGATTGCAGGATTCCCATTTATGAGCAATGATGACCTTGTGGACTCTACAGTTATGGCCTTGATGCGTTTTAGACAGGGCGGGTTTATTAGACTACCTAGTGACGAACCAGAAGATGAGCGGTTCTTTAAACAACGCCGAGGCGGATATTATTAAAAGGATTAGCAATGGCTATTGAAAAGGGACTATACGCAGCTCCAATGGGGTTACAAGACTTAGAAGGTGACCTTGAGGGCATGGAGGAGATGGAAATCCCCGAAATGGAAATCGAGATTGTTGATCCTGAGTCCGTCACACTATCCGATGGGAGCATGGAGATCACCATAATGCCCGGAACAGAAGGCGATCTTACTGAGTTCGGTAGTAACCTAGCTGAATCTATGAGTGAAGATGACCTTGACGAGCTATCTGGTGAGCTTGTTGGGCAAGTTAAGTCAGATATTGAAGCGCGTAAAGACTGGGCAGACACGTTTGTCAAAGGTTTGGACGTGTTAGGGTTTAAATATGAAGAGCGCACAGAGCCTTGGGCCGGTGCGTGTGGCGTAAACTCCACAGTTTTAGCTGAAGCAGCCATTAGGTTCCAAGCTGAAACTATGAGTGAGACCATGCCAGCGGCTGGGCCAGTAAGAACTAAGATACTTGGTGAAGAGACCAAGGAAAAAGACGAAGCCGCTGCCCGTGTTATGGCAGATATGAACTACGAATTGACTGAAAACATGGTTGAGTACCGCCCAGAACATGAGCGGATGCTATATAGCCTTGGTTTAGCAGGTTCTGCGTTTAAAAAGGTGTACTTTGACCCTAATCTAGGGCGTCAAGTTGCTATATACATCTCAGCAGAAGACGTGATTGTGCCCTATGGTGCATCGAATATTGAAGCCGCAGAGCGTGTAACGCACGTAATGCGTAAGACAAAGAACGAATTGAAGAAGCTGCAGGCCGCAGAGTTCTATAGAGACATAGACCTCGGTGATCCAGAACCTTACCACACAGACATCGAAGAGAAGAAAGCGGAAGAAGGGGGCTATTCGCTCACTGATGATGACCGCTACGCTATCTACGAAATACACGCCGACCTTTTAATCGAAGGTATTGATGACGACGATGGGATTGCTCGCCCGTACGTAGTCACTATTGAGCGTGGAAGTGGTGAAGTGCTGGCTATCCGTAGAAACTACGAGGAGGGTGACCCACTCACACTCAAACGCCAGCACTTCGTCCACTACAATTACGTGCCGGGATTTGGCTTTTATGGCCTTGGATTAATCCACATCATTGGTGGATACGCCCGCGCTGGTACTTCTTTGATACGTCAGCTAGTAGATGCTGGTACGCTTTCCAATCTCCCGGGAGGGCTAAAGTCTCGTGGACTACGTATCAAAGGGGATGACACACCTATCGAACCGGGTGAGTTTAAGGACGTAGACGTGCCGTCAGGGTCAATCCGTGACAACATCATGCCGCTACCTTACAAAGAGCCTTCACAGACGCTCCTAGCTCTCCTCAACCAGATTACAACTGAAGGGCGACGTCTAGGTGCTATAAGCGATATGGACATCTCAGACATGTCCGCTAACGCTCCTGTGGGCACTACGCTAGCGCTACTAGAACGCACACTTAAACCAATGGCTGCTGTGCAAGCACGCGTACACTATGCGATGAAGCAAGAGTTTAAATTGCTCAAAGCTATCATGGCTGAGTATGCCCCTGAAGAGTACGCGTATGTGCCCGCTAGAGGCGAGGTAAGCGCTAAAAAGGCTGATTACATGATGGTGGACGTGATCCCTGTCAGTGACCCTAATAACTCGACTATGGCACAACGTGTAGTACAGTATCAGACTGTCTTGCAGATGTCAGCGCAAGCACCACAGATATATGACCTGCCCCAGCTACATCGCCAGATGATAGAAGTATTAGGCGTGAAGAACGCCGATAAACTCGTTCCAACTAAGGACGACGCAAAACCAACCGATCCAATAAGCGAGAACATGGATGCCTTAGTTGGTAAGCCTATGAAAGCGTTTATCTATCAAGACCACGAAGCTCACATCGCTACGCATACATCGTTTATGCAAGACCCTATGATGGCTCAGATGATCGGACAGAACCCACAGGCCAAACAGATCATGGCCTCGCTACAGGCGCACATTGCCGAACACTTAGGGTTCGCATACCGCACTAAGATAGAAGAGAAGCTTGGTGTAGAGCTACCCGCTCCAAATGAGGAGATGACAGAAGATATGGAAGTACAACTGTCACGTCTGGTTGCAGATGCAGGTAAGCAACTTACAGAAGGTAACAAGAAGCAGCAAGCGCAGCAGCAAGCACAGCAGCAGCAGCAAGACCCTATGATGCAGATGAAACAGGCAGAGCTGCAAATTAAGCAAGCAGAAGAACAACGCAAAGCCGCTAACGACCAAGCAGACCAACAGATTAAACAAGCTGAACTAAAGTTAAAGTCTCAGAAGATGATGATCGACGCTAAGGTTGCTTCAGAACAAATAAACGTTGATAAAGCAGAACTTGCCATTGACGCCAAACGACAAGGCGTACGAGATGCAACTGCTAAACGTGTAGAGGAAAACAAAGTTGACCTTGAAATTGCTAAAATTATGCAAACCACACAAAAACCAGAAGGTAAAAACTAAGTATGGCTATGACTATTTTTGACGTGCTTACAAAGAAAATAAACGAGGAAATATCCTCTGCACAAAGATTCCTAACCAGTGGTTCGCCTAAAGATTATGCGAACTATAGGGAAGTTGTTGGACTAATTCGAGGTCTCGAGTCCAGCAAACAACACGTTGAAGACCTTGCGAAAAACTATATGGAAAACGATGATGACTGAACAAGCAGTTAAAATCAGCGATGCTGACTTAGACCTACAACTACCTAAACCCGTGGGATACCGCGTATTGGTAGCACTACCACAACCCGAAGAGACCGTAGCAGGAACATCAATCTTGAAAACGGAAACAGCTAAAACCCAAGATCATATCATGTCTATTATAGGACTTGTTGTGGATATGGGCGATCAAGCGTACTCTGATAAAGAACGTTTCCCCACCGGAGCATGGTGTAAGGCAGGCGACTTTGTTATGTTTCGTATGAACTCAGGAACGCGTTTTACAATAGGTGGAGTTGAGTATCGTCTTATGAACGATGATTCAATCGAAGCAATTGTAGACGATCCATCCGGCATTCAGAGGGCATAAACATGGCATTCCAAAAAGTAGAATTTGAATTCCCGGAACCAGAGGACAACACACTAGAAATTGAAGATTCTGGTTCTGTTGAAATTGATATCTCCGGCAAGAAAACTAAAAAAGACTTCATGGAAGCAGAAGAGACTCCTGAGCCAAAAGCTAAGGAAAAAGTCAAAGAAGCTCCTGAAGACGACTTTGAAGTGGAGGTTGTAGATGATACACCTAAAGCAGATCGTAACCGTAAGGCTTCAGAGCCTCCGACAGATGTTACGGATGAAGAACTTGAAGATTACTCTGACAAGGTTCGTAAACGTATCCAGCATTTTAGCAAAGGTTACCACGATGAGCGCAGGGCTAAAGAAGAAGCTTACCGCCAAAGCCAAGAACTTGAACGCGTCACTCAAAAGCTTATGGAAGAAAATAAGAAGCTAAAGGGTAATGTAAACAAGAACCAGACAGCGTTACTTGAACAAGCAAAGAAAAATGCTTCTATCGAATCAGAAAACGCTAAACGTGAATATAAAACGGCGTATGAATCTGGTGACTCTGACGCAGTATTGGATGCACAAGAAAAGTTAACCAATGCTAAGTTAAAGTCCGATAGACTAGCAAACTTCAAATTACCACCTTTACAGGAATCAGAAACCCCTGTACAAGTAGAAACAGAACAACCCGCTCCGGCAGTACAAGTTGATGACCGGGCTGCAGATTGGCAAAAAGCTAATACGTGGTTTGGAAGCGACGATGAAATGACGAGTTTAGCGCTGGGGCTGCATAATAAACTTGTCAAACAGGGCATAAGCCCGCAAAGTGATGAATACTACGAGACTATTAACTCTCGTATGCGTCAAGTATTCCCCGAAAATTTCGAGGATGCTGAACCAAAGCGAAAGAAGACCCAAGTGGTTGCCCCCGCAACGCGGAGCCAAGCAGCACGGAAAGTGACGTTGACACGCACTCAGGTACAAATCGCTAAGAAGTTAGGGTTGACCCCCGAACAATACGCCAAACAGGTTGCAATAGATATGAGGAAAGCAAATGGCTGAGAATCGCATAGACCGCGAATTAGAAAAACGTGAAAAAACTGTACGCAAACAGGCTTGGACGAGGCCGGAGACTTTACCTTCTCCTTCGCCCCAAGCTGGATATGGCTTTAGGTGGATTCGCGTTAGTAACCAAGGCACAGTAGACGCTACCAATGTCTCGTCTAAGTTACGTGAAGGTTGGACGCCCGTAAGAGCTGAAGACCACCCAGAAATAGCTATGGTTACTATAGAACAAGAACGTTTTAAAGATAACGTGGTTATAGGTGGTTTATTACTCTGCAAAGCGCCATTAGAAATGGTTGAAGAACGTACTAACCATTTCCAAAATCAAACGGATAGTCAAATGAGTTCCGTTGATAACAACCTGATGCGTGAGAATGATCCCCGAATGCCGTTGTTTAATGATCGCAAGACCAAAGTAACATTCGGCAGAGGAATTTAAATTTAATCTATATAGGATACATATATTATGTCTACTACAAGTTCAGGATATGGGTTTATACCCGTAAAACGATCTGATGGCATGCCTTATGCTGGCGCTCAAGATTCGTTTTTGATTACTCCTGCAGGTGTGGCTCAAAACATCGGCTACGGCTCTGTTGTTGAGATCAATGCAGGATTCGTGCAGCTAGCCTCTGGTACAGGTGCCGATGCAGGTGCTAATAACCTTGCTGGTAACGCTATCGGTGCTTTAGGAGTGTTTGTTGGCTGTGAGTTTATTAATGCTCAAGGTCAATTAATTTTTTCTCAGCATTACCCTACAGGTACAGCTAACGCTACAGCTTACGTTGTAACTGATCCAAGTGTTACTTTCCAAGTACAAGCAGACGGAGCAATCGCTCAAGCTGCATTGGGGCATAACGCACCGCTAACTGGCGCACAAAATGCTACAACTTCAGTAAACCTTACTACTGGTAAATCTAACATACAACTTGACGCTACTACTGCTACGGCAACTAAGTCGTTTAAAGTTGTTGGTTTTGTAACAAAACCGGGTTCTGCTATTGGCGATGCTTTTACTGACGTATTAGTGAAAATTAACTCACCGTACCACCAATTTGGTACCGGTATCGTAGGAGAATAATCTATGGCTATTTCACGCGCACAGTTACTTAAAGAACTGTTACCCGGATTGAACGCATTGTTCGGTTTGGAATATGCAAAATACGGTGAAGAACATTCCGAAATTTTTGAAACTGAATCATCAGATCGTTCTTTTGAGGAAGAAACAAAATTATCTGGCTTTGGTGCTGCACCAACTAAGTCAGAGGGTTCTTCAATTGAGTATGACAACGCTCAAGAAGCTTTCACCGCACGTTATACACACGAAACAGTAGCAATGGGTTTCTCTATTACCGAGGAAGCTATTGAGGATAACTTGTACGATTCACTATCGGCTCGTTACACTAAAGCACTGGCTCGCGCTATGGCGTACACCAAGCAGGTTAAAGCGGCTAACATTTTAAACAATGCTTTTGCTGCCGGTACTACATATGGTGACGGTGTTGCTCTTTGTGCTACTAACCACCCGCTTGTTAATGGTGGCGTTAACTCAAATGAACCAGCAGTAGCTGCGGACTTGAACGAAACTTCCCTTGAGGCGGCTGTCATTCAAATCTCAAGTTGGACAGATGAGCGTGGTCTATTGATTGCAGCAAAACCTAAGAAACTTGTGATTCCACCAAACTTGCAATTCGTTGCAACTCGTTTATTGGAAACAGTAGGTCGCGTAGGCACTGCAGACAACGACATTAATGCCATTAGCAATAACGGTTCTGTTCCGGGTGGTTACACTATAAACCATTACTTAACAGACACTGACGCATGGTTCTTGATGACAGACGTTCCAAATGGTCTAAAGCACTTCACACGTAGCCCAATGGCTACTTCGATGGACGCTGACTTTGATACTGGCAACAGCCGCTACAAAGCTCGTGAGCGTTACTCGTTCGGTGTATCTGATCCATTAGGTATCTTTGGTTCTCCGGGAGCGTAAGCTTTAAGAAATTTATTGTTGAGGGGGGCTATTTCGGTAGCCCCTTTCTTTTTGTTTTAGAATAGTGTATAACGTGTCCAGACCTGACAGTTGCATACCGCGACTGACACTTGCCACGACAGGAGATTCACATGGCTAATACAACTTTCAGCGGGCCAGTACGCTCGCAAAACGGTTTTCAAATAATTTCTACAGATGCCACCACAGGTACAGTTACAACTGTAGCAAGCACAGCTTCGACAGGTGTTGTCACTAACAAATTTGTTAAGCACGTTGGCTTTGCCACAGGCGTAACAGTAAACTCAACTGCTGGTGACTCGCCAACTATTGGTGTATTTATCCAGCCCGCAAACACAATCCTTACGGACATTAAAATATTCTGTGACATTGCTCCCGTAACTGGATCAGGTGACATTGGTTACGAAGTTGGAACGTCTAGTTCTGGAGCGCAAATTGTTGCGACTCA